TGGAACAGGGGGGTATCACCTTTCTATTGCACACAACATTTCCCAATACCCAAATCAAGTTACCAGGGGGTAAGTTACCACTTGGTAACATGGGTGGGGTAAATAAGCAACCCAAAAAATTTTTTAAAAAAATTATGTGATGTAGGAAAAGTTGTTACATTTGCATGTGTCGTTTGCTTTAGGCCTGTTTCCAATTTGCCTAATAATAGCCCAGGTGTCTCACCTGGGTTTTTGCTTCTTTAGCTCAGTTGGTTAGAGCACTAGACTGTTAATCTGGGGGTCCTAAGTTCGAGCCTTAGAAGAAGCGCAAATCTCCACCCTGTAGATAGGATCTGCAGGCTCAGTGCCAGGAGGGCATACCGTAAGATCTGCTCGCTTACTCTCTGGCCTTCTCTGCACAGGAAAGCTGTCAAGTATAACTGTAGCAACACCCAAGTAAGTTTCTCTGATCAAGAAGTACTGCTTGGGTTTTTTTATATCTTTGCGTTATCAAAAATTTTATTATGAGAAAGATAGATATGGGTAAGTATATTCTCCTTGTTGGTAAAGATGCTACAGAGCCTTTTGATTATTATAACGTAGATGAGATGCACGGGTTAAACCGTAAAGATGCTCAGGCAGAAGAAGTAGATAAGACTGTAGGAAATGGTGTATACATTTATGGATGGACAAACTATGACCCAGCTGACAAGAAGCTTACTGCTAAAGCACCGCATAAGCCGTTCTTATTTATCAATCTTGGTACGTTTAGCAGATACTCTCTTACAGAAAAAGCAACAGCTGTTATGCATGAGACTATGCACATGGCTATATTGTTGAACAACTGGAACATTAAGGATAAGGAAGAAGAAGCTATTGGGTTTGCTGAAGAAGAGGCTAATAAGATTATTGAGAAGTTGGGCTTTGCTAAAAAAGAACAACCTAAAAAGAATTTCTTTAGCAAATAAATTTTATATTTGTTGTACCAACAAACTAGTATGAGTAAGAGTAAAGATCCTATTACCCTTTTGGAAATCATTTCAAATAATGATAATACCTTTGAGATTAAGATGAGACAGGTTGATCAGAAATCTGTTCCTGTTCTGGTAGGCTTATTAGAGAAGGCAAAGTTTGAGTTACTCTACTCTGACTTTGATGAACCTATTGAAGAACCTACCGAACATCCATTAAATTTTAGTTCTAATAAATATGATGCGTAATGATTAAGAAGTTTATTAAAAAACCTGAGTATGTTCAAGCACTTGAATATATTGAGAATGACAGAGAGACTGTATTTGAATTATGTGGTGGTAAAGCAGAGTTTATCATACCATCTAATACTGGTCAGTTAACTTTATTTGTTCACTGTCCTTTAGGACCAAAGAAAGTAAGTCCTGGGGATTACATAGTGAAAGATGAGGTTGGTAATTTTGAAAGATATGCTCCAGGTGAATTTAAAGAAAGATATTTTAGTGTAACCAAACATGATATACAATGAGTAAAACAAGTAGTAAACAAAAGATTGAAGTCTTAAAAGGATGGCTTCATAATTTAGCAATCATTAAATCTAAAAAGTAATGAGTGAAACAGTAGTACAAATTCCAGAAGGAGGAATGGAATTGAATGAGACAAAGGTGCTTTCATTTGGTGAACAGTTAGTAGGTATAGAGTTCAATCCAAGTAATGATGCTGGGGTAGCTAAAGTAAAAGAATTATGTGCTGAGTTGGCAAACATTCTTAAAGACAGCTATGCTAATGAGTCATCTAGAGGTCCTATTAAGAGCTTGCTATTTGATCATGCTGTAGGAGAGTTAGTAAGTGCACAGATGGCAATAGTAAAAGTAGTAACGTTTAAATAAAAAACAATGAAACAATTATTTGGAAAAAGAATCTTGATCAATGTACCAGAGATTGAGAAAGCAGTGATAGAGTTATCACCAGCACAGGAAGCAGAGCGCGAAAAAGAAGCTATCAAGAAATGGACAGAGCTTGAGGTATTTGCGGTGGGTGATGAAGTAGAGAAAGTTCAAGCGGGAGACAAAGTATATGTACAGACATATGCATTGGAAGGAGCTGAGAAAATCATGCTTGATGAGAAAATGAAATTATTAGTAAAAGAGTTTGATATTGCATTTAAATACTAAGTATGGTAGACTACGAACAATATATGATTAACACAAGAAACCAAATGTTGAAGGAAAGAATGAAAGAAGCAAGCACTCCTACAGTAGGAGCAGTATATGCACCAAACCAAGGTAGGGAAACGTTACTATGTGAAAAGCTAGAAGCTATCAGACCTGCACATTATGGTGGAGCTGAAAACCCATATGAGGTATTTAACGTGCTTGAAGCTTGGAAACTTGACAAAGACTTTTATCTTGGTAATGTTATTAAGTATATTGCACGCGCTGGTAAGAAAGATCCTGCAAAAGAAAAAGAAGATTTACAAAAAGCTTTAGTATATTTGCGGAGAAGAATTGATAGTTTATGAAATATGCAATCTATACATTAACATTACTTTTATTATTTGTAATGTTTCAAGCACAAGACAAGATACGGAAACCTAGATTTAATCGTATGTATAATGTATGGCAAGAAGATGAGGAAGCTATCAAGATAGCAAATGGTATCTTAGTGTTGATGTTAGCTATTGCATTTCTGTTAGGATTATTTATGTAATAAGATTATTTGTTTATACTAAGCCTTTGATAATTATTTCAAAGGCTTTTTTTTATGCAAATTTTTTTGTATATTATTATGTAACATTTAAAATTTAGAAATCATGCCACAACAATTTATACCTCAATCTCCAGATGAGTTTTTAACTTCAGAAAGTCAAATGTCTTTAATAAAATTTGGACACATAAACTTTTTATTAAATCAGTTAAACAATAATGTTTATGCTAATAATACAGCAGCATTAGCAGGTGGATTAAAAGAAGGAGATTTTTATAGAAACGGTGATGGTCAATTATTCATAGTAATCTAATTTACCATGAGTTTTTTAGGACAGTTTACTTATGGATATCCAGTAATATCTCAAAACATTGTATCAAATATACCGGATGATGCAATAGTACCTTTTTCAGTTGGTAGCAGCTTGAAAGGTAATGTTTTGGGTATTTCTTTTGGATATTTAAAATCTCAACTTACTCCTGCTAATTTATCTAATAATAATACTAGATATGGTGAAGATGCTTTATCAAATATTGCATCTGGTTTTAGAAATACTGCAATAGGTTATCATGCACTTTTAAATAATACAGTAGGAAATGATAATACTGCCCTTGGAGCATTTGCTTTAAAAAGTTTAACAACTGGTATAAGAAATGTTGCTATAGGTCAAGGTGCAGGTTATGGTTCTACTAACGGTGTAGATAATATATTTTTAGGTTATAGAGCTGGTTATCAAAGTATATCTAGTAGTAGTAATATTGCTATCGGTAGCACATCACTATTTTTTTCAACAAACTCAGTTTATAACATAGGTATTGGAATAGATGCTTTATATGATCAAACAAATTGTGGGAGAAATATTGCTATTGGTAAACGTTCACAATATTATCCTTCTACAAATACTTCTGATAATATTAGCATTGGTACAGAGGCATTAGAAAAATTGACATCAGGTAGTTATAACACTGCTTTAGGAAGCAATGCTTTAGGTAATTTATCTACAGCAAATTATAACACAGCATTTGGAGCGGGAGCAGCGGATGATAATATAGTAGGTAATTCTAATACTGCTATAGGTATGGCAACCGGTACAGGTAATTTTAGTGGAAGTGTTATATTAGGTGCTTATGCAACAGCTACTGCAAATAATCAATTTGTTGTAGGTAGTACATCTTATAATGCAGGTTCTGTAACAAATGAAGTAAATACTTCCAGTAAAGTATGGAATGTTAGAATCAACGGTGTAGCAAGAAAAATATTACTAGCATAAAAATTAATAATATGAGTTTTTTAGGACAATTTACATTTGGGTATCCAGTAACAACCCAGAATATTATAACAACTATACCTGGTGAAGCAGTATTACCATTTTCAATTGGTAGTAGTTTAAAAGGTAATATACTAGCTATAACATTTGA